CCTCCCCAACAGCACTTTGCAGGCAATCACGCAATGACGCACTACATCCGCTTCCCCGACGAATCCACCGGCATGGCTGCGCTGGAAGCTGCTGGCCTTACCACCACCAATGAAGACGGCGACACCGTGGTGCTCACCGCCAGCCACACGCACGCGCTAGACGTGGTGGGCGTCATCAGCATTGGCGGCGAATACGACCCCGAGACTGGCGAGGTGCTGACGCCGCCCACCGTGCTTGACGGCTGGCACGTCAACTTCGTCGGTGAGCTGCCTGAAGGGTGGGATCAGTACGTTGTTGCGCCGGGGCATCCGGTGAGGGTATTCGCGTGATCGCCGAAGATACCGGCCTCTACTTAGCCGACTTCGGCGTAAGCGTCGTAGCAGGCTCTGCATCCGGCCTAGGCATCCTCGACATGCCCAGCGAACTAATCGTCGACGGTCAAGTAATCAGCACCGAATACACACTTACTTGCGAATCCGCTAAGTTCGGCGACCTACTCTACGGCTCACAGCTTACCGTAAACGGCGCCGCCTATACCGTACGCGCCAACGTCCTAATTAGCGACGGGGTGTTCACGCAACTGTCCCTACAACGCGACCTGGAAACCACGCACATCACCTCCACCACACCGCTTAGCGCTAACGGTGCTGTGGTCTCGATCGACGACTTGGGCCTAGATCAGCTCAACCCACTGATCAATGGCGGTGCCGCCTCCACCACTTACATTGATGGCAACGACATCAGTGGGGGTACAGCATGAGCACCATCGCCCAGATCCAGCTGCGCACAGACACCGCAGCGGCCTGGACCGCTGCCAACCCCACGCTCCTCTCCGGCGAGATGGGCATCGAGTCCGACACCCGCAAAATCAAGGTCGGCACCGGCTCCACCACCTGGAACGCCCTCCCCTACTTCCTGGCCGGCGTCCACGTCCGCGGCCAAGCCAGCTACGGCAACACCGGCACCGTAAGCATCGCCACCCAAGGCACTTACGTCTCCACCGGCCTCACCGCCACCTTCGACTCCACCACCGCCTACGGCATAAGCCTCGGCACCACCGATCTCTTCGGCCTAAAGAACACGAGCGGCGCAACGCAAATCGTAAGCGTAAGCGCCGCGATAGATGCACATGCTGGTAATAATCAAATCATCGGACTCCGCTTAGCTAAGAACGGTGTAGGCATTACGCAGAGCGAATGTCGCACGTTTAGCCATAGCAATGACTCGCCCCTAATCACCACCTGGCTTGTAAGCATGGCCGCCAACGACGAACTTAGCTTGCAGGTAGCCAACCACAGCGCCACCAGCTCCATTAGCGTCAAGCGTGGCCGTGTAATCATCACGGGAATTAGTCAATGACAACCAAGCGCGAGCAAATCCTTAGCGCGGTGCGGACCACGCTCGTCGGCACCGTTGGCGTTGGCACGCGCATCTACCGCAGCCGCGTCGAGCCGGTGGCACGCGCCGAGAGCGCCGCCCTCATCGTCGAGCCCGTAAGCAACGTGCCGACGCAGAACACATCGCTGCCCACACTCGACCACGTACTAAACATGCGCGTGGTAATCATTGTGCGTGATGCTGTACCCGATCAAGCCGCCGACCCCATAATCGAGTCGATGCACAGCAAACTTGTCGCCGACCTCACCCTAGGCGGACTCTGCTACGACGTACAACCAGGCCCCACCGAATTTACCCTAGAGGCCGCCGACACTCCCGTAGGCGTAATTTTCAACAATTACAGAATCCTCTACCGCACATCGGTAAGCGACCTAAGCATCTAAGGTGCGTCGAGTCCGTAATCGTTGTAAGCCTCGCTGCCTAGCCTGTGCTCTGCATACCACGAGTAGGAGGGCAACCTCCTAGGCACACATGGCACTGACTCGGAAGCGTCTAATCCTCGTGAAAAAGGAGGTGACCTACGGCACCGACAGCTCGCCGGCAGGCACCGACGCGCTGCTGGTGCGCAACCTTGACATCACCCCGATCGAGGCTGATCTCGTCAGCCGCGATCTCATCCGCCCTTACCTCGGCAACAGCCCGCAGCTGCTCGCCAACAGCCGCGTGAGCATCACGTTCCAGGTCGAAATGGCCGGTTCCGGCACCGCTGGTACGGCTCCCCGCTACGGCTCGATTCTCCAGGCGTGCGGCATGAGCGAAACCATCGTCGCTACCACCAGCGTCACCTACGCCCCGGTCAGCGCCGCCTTCGCCAGTGCCACGATCTACTTCAACAACGACGGTGTGCTCCACAAAGCCACCGGCTGCCGTGGCACCTTCACCCTGAACGCAGCCGTGGGCGAGATCCCCACAATCGACTTCACGATGACCGGCGTCTACAACGCACCCACAGACACCGCCGCCCCCGCTGTCACCTACAGCACCCAAGCCAGCCCCCTGGTCTTCAAGCAGGGCAACACCTCGGCGTTCCAGTTCTTCTCCTACGCCGGCTGTCTCCAGTCGGTGAGCTTCGACATTGCCAACAGCACCGTCTACCGCGAACTCGTCGGCTGCACCAAGGAAGTCCTGATCACCGACCGCAAGCCCGCTGGCACGGTCATGATCGAGGCCCCCACCCTGGCCACCAAGGACTACTTCAACCTCGCCCAGACCGAGACGACCGGCAACCTGACCTTCCTGCACGGCACCACCGCCGGCAACCGCGTCACGCTCACCGCCGGCCAGTGCGACATCGCCAACCCCTCCTATGGCGACCAGGACGGCATCCAGATGCTCAACATCCCCTACATCGCCGTCCCAACCACCGCCGGCAACGACGAGGTAAGCCTCGCGTTCACCTGAGCGGCAGCGCACCCCCACACATCCACACCCCCACGCCACTTATGGCCAAGACCTCCGCGCTGCCCACCCCCGACCCCATCCCGGCCGAGGGCGGCAGCTACCTCCTCGACGAGAAAACCGGCAAGTGGCAACTGCTCGACCGCACCGAGCCCGCTAAGCTGGACGCCGCTCAGCCTCAGCTGGACGCTAAGTCGGAAGCTAAGCCGGAAGCTAAGTCGGAAGCTGAGCCGGAAGCGGACACTGCGCCGGCTCAGCTGGACAGTTCCACCGCCGAAGGCTGAGCACCTCAACACACCCGCCTTAGCTAAGCCGCAAGCACCTTCGCTTCCGGCTTAGCTTTTTTGCGCCTATAGTACGAAAGCATCCCATTTACGCCCCTCAACTTATGGCGTTCGTTCGCAAGAAGGTCAAGACCTTCAAGTGGCCTGTAACCATCGAAGAACCCGCTGACGGCGGCACGTTCGACTCCAGCACCTTCGACATCACCTTCAAGCGCCTGGGCCGTAAGGAGTTCGGCAAACTCAGCGAGAAGGGCGATCTGCCCCTGCTCAAAGCCGTCGTGCTCGGCTGGAACGGCATCAGCGACGAAGACGGCACCGACCTCCCCTTCTCCATCGAAGCGCTCACCGACTTCGCCGACGACCCCTACTGGGTGCGCGGTGTCCTGAAGGCTTACACCGAGACCTTCGACGGCGCTAAGTCGGGAAACTGAAGGGTGCGGCGGAGTTCTGGGTAGGCGGTAAGCAGGAGGAAGATAAGACCGAAGACGATGCCAAAGTCTTCGGTTTAGTCTTACCCGAAGACGCGAAACCCAAACCCGCCGCCCCTTACGAGGTCTGGGACGAAAATTGGGACATCGTAATGATGTTCCTAAGAATGCAGACGCAGTGGAACACCACCATGGCGGGCTACCTCGGTTTGAAATACGAGGTGCTGCTGATGCCTGGCGGCCTGATGGACCTATACTGCGTGGACGACCGCCTCGACATGCTGGAGGGCCTGCAGATCATGGAAACTGCCGCTCTCAGCGCGTTGGCTAAGGGGGAGGATAAGCAGGATGGCTAAGCAGATTGAAGATATTATTGTACGTTTAGGTTTAGAGAAGTTTGAAGGCTTAGATAAGATTCGCGGTTCCTTTCGTGACTTAAGCAAAGTCACAAAGATGTCCGAGCAGGACATCATAGGTGCCCGCAACAGTATTTTTGAATTTGCTAAGACAGCCGGTAATAGTGAAGCAGTAACCAAAGGTCTTGTATCAGCACTACAAGGCTTACGGTCTCAGGCCGACTTTTGCGGCGATGCGTATAGAAGCCTAGCCGACGACATTCGACGTGTAGGCGAAGTACAACGGGGTGCTACGGACGCGCTTATGGCACAACGCAATGCGTTGGTAGCCACGTTCAGCGAAACAACCCGTAACGTCCGAGTCCTTGAAGAGCACCGGGCTGCCCTGGTACGCATTCAGGAGCAGACCCGCGCTAATTCCAGAGCTTACGACACGCTAAGCAGCGATATTGCTCAGATCGCAGAGCGCATAACAGCAGTAACCACCGTAGCAAGGGAGCTTAACGTAGCGCTTAGTAGAGCTTTCCCGGCCACAGCAGCAGGAGTACGAGCGACACTTACGTCGATAAACGCGGGTATCGAGCTGCAGCGACAAGTAATCAACGAGATTGATCTGCGCAGCGGTAGGGAGCGCAGACTAGCTACCACCATAGAAGAACGCGCCACCGCAGAACAACGTCTTAATAGGGCACTCACCGCACAGCGGCAACTTACATTCGGTGAAAGCGTCCGCAGCGGACGCGAAGCTGTGCGCACAGCTGCTGCCGCATTTAACGAAACCACCTTAACCACAGGCTTTTATTCCGCAGAGCGCATCGGGCAGCGGATGGGCGATCTGCCCAACACTACCGCAGGTCTTAATCAAGAACTGGCGGAATTGAGCGAGCGCCTTGTAAATACCACACGCGGCAGTTCCACATACGTGGACGTGGCTCTGCGTATGGCCGAAATACAGAGGCAGTTGCGGACCGACATATTAGGCACTGCCGACGCCTTTAGACAGCTCAACATCGCAGAAAGTGGCGTACGCCGTAGAGAAGGCAAATTAGCCGGTATTCAAGAGTATTACGCAACTCAGGGACCATTAGCGCCTGGCGTTGGAGGTTACCGAGATCCCAACACAGGAGCCATGATTGCCGCTGGTGCGTACACACCGGGGCGAATCCGTGTAGACGAAGCCGCGTACGCCCGCCCCATAGGCCCGCAGCCATTCCCGGAAGCAGCTACGCAGGCGCTGCAGTCCGTTGAATCTGCACAACGATCTGTAACGGACATTTATGAGAGGGCATTCATACAGCGCACTGAATTACAAGCTAAATACAATCAAATCTATATTGACAAGGCTCTTGAAGGGCTTGAGTTAGAAGGCCAACTACGTAAGAAAGAGTTTGATACTCAGCTTGCCGACTTTGACAGGCGTATGGGCATCGCGGATAAGCGCCGAGGCCGCCGCCTAAGCGGGATGCAACTCGCTCAGGGCGTTGGTGCGGCGCTTAGCGGTGGCATCTTTGGCGGCCCCGAGGGCTTGATCGGCGGCCTCGGCGGTTTGGCTGTGGGCGGCGTGGGCGGCGCCTTTGCTGGCGCGGCTTTTGGTGCGCAGGTCGGCATGTTCCGCCAGCAGCTCGGCACAGTGACCGACTACTCGGCCCGCATCGACAAGCTGCAGATCGCTCTGCGGGGCATCGTCGGCTCCCAAGACGCTTACAGCCAGGCTTTGGCCGCAGCCGCCTCGGTTACCCGCGATCTCAACATCCCCCAGGAGGTTGCGATCCAGGGCATGACCCGACTGAGCGCCGCCGTCAAGGGCGCCGGTGGCACGGTAAGCGACTCCGCTTTTGCATTCCGTGCCGTAAGCGAGGCAGTGAAAGCCACTGGCGGCAACGCTGAGCAGGCCGATGGCGCCCTCCTCGCACTCACGCAGGTCTTCTCCAAGGGCAAGGTCAGCGCCGAAGAACTCAACCAGATCGCTGAGCGACTGCCCGGCACCTTCACCCTCTTCGCCAAGGCGGCCGGCATGACCGGCCCTCAGCTGCAAAAGGCGCTCCAGGAGGGCCAAGTAGGTCTCAACGACCTAATGAAGTTCCTGCAGCTAATCAGCACTGAGTACGGACAAACGGCACTCAAGATTGCCGCTTCCAGCCAAGAGGCAGGCGCTCGTTTGACAGTTGCAATGCAAAACATGCAGCTAGAGGTGGGACGCGCCTTGCAACCCATTGGCGCCTCTTTACAGAGTGCTTTTGCAGAGTTTATTACTACCATTACTCCCTCTGTAGTTGCCGCGCTTAAGGGCATAGCCGCTGCGTTTGAGTTTCTAATTGAAAACAAAACTGCTTCGGGCCTAGCGACGTTTGCCTTGCAGCTGGGTGCCGTTAC